TGAACGCCGAGGTGGACTTGAACTCCATCATTGACGGCGTCATCGAAACTCTCTCCGGCCTTCCCGATGATAAGGCCGTGGGCATTATCGTCGATAGCCTGCAAGGCTGCACGATTGTCGCGCCAGGAAAGCCCGCCATCGAAATCAACGGGATTTCGGACGTGGATGAGGTGTTCCAGGGAGAACTTGAGACGATGTATTCCATCGTGCTCGAAAGCTGGAAGTATAACAAGCTCGCCCCTTTCAGGCTGGCGGCTCGCTTTGGAGTGCAAACGAAAGCAACCAGTACCTCCGAAGAAGCCGCAAGCACCGAGACGAAATCTGGGCCAAAATTGGCGTTGTCGGGAGCCTCGCCCCAGAAATAAAAGAGCGGTGGCCTATTCTCCGCCTCGTGGTAGACCTTAAAATGCCACTATCCGAGGTCGAGAAATTAGACATCGAGGACATCGTGCACCTCAACTCGGTTCTCGACATGAGGAGCGACTACGAGAGTGCAGCGGATGCCTACGAGGCTATGGAAACGAAAAAGGCGGCAGAGGAAGCCAAACGCAAGAGGAACCGATGATGGTAATTGAGGAACTTTTCACCCGCTTGGGCTTTCAGGTAGACCCGAAGGGCATCGACAAGGCCAAGCAGGCCCTGACCGGTTTCAAGACATTCGTCGGCGGTCTCGCTCTCGGCGCGGGCTTTACCATGCTCGCAAAGACCGGCATCGAAGCCGCCATGACCATGGAAGGCCTGAACGCCGAATTCAAGGTCATGACGGGCAGTGCCGAGCGTGCCTCCGGCGTTATCAGGGAAATTTCGGAATTTGCCGCAAAGACCCCGTTCGACAAGCTGGGTCTTTCCCGCGCCGCCAAAACATTGATGTCGTTCGGCTTGCAGTCCGAAAAGGTAGTGCCGACATTAAAGATGCTCGGTGACATTGCCGGAGCGGATCAAAACAAGCTTAACGGGCTCGCCCTCGTTTTCGGGCAGATTCAAAGCACGGGTCGCCTGATGGGGCAAGACTTGCTCCAGCTAATCAACCAAGGATTCAACCCGCTTACTGAAATTTCAAAGCAAACGGGAATGTCAGTTGCAGACCTTAAGAAGGCCATGGAAAAGGGCGCGATAAGTGCCGACATGGTGACCTTGGCTTTCAAGTCCGCCACAAGTGCGGGCGGTTTGTTCTACGGCAACCTCGAAGCGCAAAGCCAGACCTTGCAGGGCCGAATTTCCACACTAAAGGATAATTTTGTGACCGCCTTGCAGAACATGGCGGAGGCTTTCTTGCCGTTGCTCAAGTCGGGCGTTGATGTTCTAATCGCGTTTGACTGGACGCCAATAGTAGCGAAGGTTCAGGCGTTCGGGAATGCGATTTCCAGCATTCCTTTTGACGACTTGCTTGCATGGGTTCGCCGTCTTTCCATCTTGGTCGTGGCATTTGCCACTCGCGATTTGCAAGTGACCCTTGTAAACGCCTTGATGAAAGCCGTAGCCGTTGGAAGTTCGGCGTTTCAAAACATGACCCTTTCTTTTGCCGGATTCCGTAATATTGCGGTGACAGGCGCGAAGTCCATCGGCCTCGCGATGAAAACGGCACTCGGTCCAATCGGCATCGCATTGATGGCTGTCGAGGGATTCGTAGAAGCCTACAACTGGCTGGAAAATAGAACTCGACAAAAAGCAACCGAAGAACAAAAGAAGTATGCCAAGCAATTTTTAGACCAAAGTACGAGGGGCGGTAAGACACGCGAACAAGTTGTCCGTGAACAAGTCGAACAACAGGAAGGACGAAAAGCCCGAGTAAAACATTTGCAAGAAATTGCTTCAAGGGGCGGTGATGAAGGAAGAAAGGCTGCGCAAGAACTAGCAGGCGCTCAACTTGATGTAAATAGAAATGCCTCGTTCGTCCATGCCATTCAGGAAGTTTATAAAGATTTGACGGGAATGGAATTTGAAGTTAAATCCGGGGCCGTGAAAACGCCTTCGATGAATTCCGACACCTCGGTACTCAAAAAACAGTTCGAAGAAATCGAAAAGAGCCTGAAAGAAAGTGTCGCAGCTACAAAGAAGCAGACGAAGGCGACCGAGGACAATACCCGAGCACAGCAGAAGTTCGATATTTCGTCCTTGTCCCGCCAGGCGTTTGACGCCGCATTTAACGTGAAACTTCGTGAACTTACTTTGGGGGCGATATAATGTTCAGCGTTATCGGTGCAATAGCCCAGGCAATCGCTGGGAGACAGCAGCTACCGCAGCACACCTGCCTGTTCTACCGAAAGGAAGGCTACTCCGTCGGCGGCGTTTCTCTAGACCTTATCCTTGACGAGAACCATTCCAAGTCCGCAGAAGTTACCGAAAACCCGCTGCAAGACGGCAGGGCCATCTCGGACGGCATCTATGTTAAGCTCCGCGAAGGCTCGCTCACCGGGCTCGTATCGAACCACTCGCTGAAGCATACCGAGGACATAGCCGAGGAAAACCGGAACGCCGAGGGCATCCTGAACATCGCGCAATGGCAGCCGCTGAAGAACCGCGCCGCCGAGGCATGGAACGAACTCAAGGCGGTGATGGATGCGAAGCAGACGGTCACTATCGTTACGGCCCTAGAAGTCTACGAGAACGTGGCGGTCACCAACATCGATACTACCCTTGACGGAGAGAGCGGCGACGCACTCGCCATCCGGCTTACCTTCAAGCAAGTAAAGACGGTCCAGCTCCGCGAGGACAAGGTGACGGCGCAGGTGCAGCCCGAAAACATGGAAAGCGACATCAACCGTGAAACCGCCGTCGGAGTAGATGGCGGGCAGAAGGTCGGAGAGCAGCCTACCGAAGCCGACATGAAACAACTCATTCCGGGGGTGCAGTAATGCTGAAAATTCCTTTTGACGCATCGAGAAGCGCGGACCAGAATTTCCGCGTGCTCATCCCCGAGCGGATGGTGATTTCCTTGCGGCTGGTATGGAATACACGTGCATCCGCGTGGTTTATCACGATTTCTTCGGAGCGTGGCGAAATCGGCTCCTTCAGGATTGTCGAGCGCTGGCCCATCCTTTTCTCTCACAAGGCGATTTCCCCCATTGACGGCGACATTATCGCCCTCCCTCTTTCCGATGGCAAGGGAAAGCCCTTGAGCCAGTATGACGCGCTTGGCGAGTCCTGGGGCCTTTTCTGGCTTTCTCCCGAAGATGTAGCGAACTGGAAGGTTGCGAATGGTATGGGGTAGACAGATAAGGATGGAGGCCCGGAATTCGGACGGGGTCCAGGTGGATGTTTCCGCCCTGCGCATCGACGCAAGATGCGTGCGCTCCCGCGTATTCGACGACAACGAGCTTGAGGCTACCATCCACGGCGCGAGCGACGATACCATCGCAAAGTTTCTCAAGAGAGGCACGAACGTAGCACTCTATGCAGGGTATGAGCAGGGTGCCGAGCCCGGGCTCATTTACCAGGGCAATATCATCGACTCGAAAACGTACCGCAGCGGGACGGAAATCATGACCGTGATCCGCTCCATCGCGATGCGCTCCTTGACGCGCCCCTTTACTTGCACTCCCGTTTGCCTTCATTTCAAGCCCGGTTCGGATGCAGGCCAAGTCGTGAAATCCATCGCGAACATCCTTGGCCTTGTTCCGATAGGAGCCGAAATGGCCTCCGAAGTGAAATTCCCCGCAGGCTGGACTTTTGCAGGCCCGGTTTCGCAGGCCATGAAGAGACTGGCGCAGGATATGCGCACGAAGGGCGTGGGCTTGTATGTAGACCTGGCCCAAATGGTGATTTTTAAATACTCGGGCGACTCTTCTTATTCCATCGCGTATATTTCCCCGGAGAGCGGCCTGCTGAACCTTCAGGATACCACGGACTACGTGGAAGCCGCCCGCTCGAACTTGGCGAGCCTGGCGAGCAAGGTTGGCGAGGCTGCCGGGAAGGGCGACGATGTAGTCCTGAAGCCCGAAGATACGGACAACGCCTATAAGCTCCTTGACAAGATTTTCACGAACATGAAAAAGACCTACTCCGCCCGCACGATGGTGATGCCGAAGGTGACCCCGAATTCTCTGGTGCATATTGCCGACAAAGGCATTGGCGTGGACGGGCTTTTCGTCGTGGATAGGATGGAAATTGCCGTCGGTAACGGCCCCGACTCTTCATTCGCTATGGACTTAAATCTTATAGAGGCATAATATGAGCATGGCAGCAGCTCTTGATACATATATGACCGGGGCCTTTTCCTCGGTGCATACCTCTATACCCGCCACCGTCGTGAAGTATGACGAGGGCTCGCACCGCGCACAGGTGAAGCCTTCGGTGCGGATGCTCATGGATAACGGCGTCCAGATAGAGCTCCCCGAGCTGATGGACGTGCCGGTGGTATTCCCTTCCGGAAAATTCTTTGACCTTGATTTCCCGCTCGACAAGGGCGACGGAGTTCTGCTCCTTTTTGCCGAGCAGGACATTTCGGCATGGAAGAAAGGCGACTCGCCTGCGGTCCCGGCTACGGCCTCGCGCTTCAACCTTGACTCTGCCATCGCCATCCCAGGCTGCTCTTCGAAGCCCTCGAAGGGGAAAGCACGCATCACGATAGACAAGGACGGAGTGATTACCTGGACGGCAAAGAAGTTCGTTTTTGACGGCCAGGTGGTAGCGACCGGCGACGTAATCGCTCGCGGGGATGTATTCTGCGGGCCTGCTCCGACAGGCCCTGGTGTATCCTTGTCGCAGCATATCCACCCGACCGCCGTGGGCCCGACAAGCCCGGCAACTCCCGCACCCATTCCACCGGAGGCATAAAAGATGGCTCTAAATTTGACAAAGTTCAAAACGGACCTCAAGGCAGCACTGCTGAAGGCACAGAAAAAGAACCAGAAGGACGGCGTGGATACGGATACGGCGCTCGAAAACCTTGCGGATGAGCTTGCCGAAAAAATCGACGCCTACATCAAGACGGCGACGGTTTCCGTTACCGTGTCGCAGGGTATCGCCGTATCTGTCGAACCGTCAAGCGGGCAGGGGGCCACAACTTCAACCGGGTCCGGGTCCGGGAGCCTCTCATGACGCGTCCGATTTCCAAAAATGGGGGTCGGGTGAGTGCCGGAACGGGTTTGGAGTGGGCCACCCGGCCTCCTCTTTGTTTTTCTTTTTGAAGATGTTTTTGTGTGAAAACCGGGCCAAAATAAGTTATATTTATGGAATAGAAAAGGGAACCTGGAAAATGCAGCTTGCGCTTGAGACATCTACATGGGATTTGCATCTCGACAAGACGGGCAATATCGCCACGCTTTCCGATTCCGTCGCGCTCCTTTCGCAGCGCATCCAGTGCAGATTGCAGACTTTCAGGGGAGAGTGCTTTCTCGACCGCTCGATAGGCGTGCCTTACTATTCCGAGATAATGAAGAAGAACCCCGACCTCGGGCGCATCCGCTCCCTGCTTGCCTCCGTTATCGCCGGCGTGGATGGGGGGAGGAAGGATCTTTCTCTCGACCTGCGTTTTACGGCATCGACGAGAACCTTGTCCGTCCAATTCAGGGTGCAGGGTGCATCCGGTGAAATTGCCGAAGGAGCGATTTAAAAAATGGAATACGTGACCGACACCGGGCTGAAGAAAAAGACCCTCCAGGAACTCCGAACCGAGACCGAGAACGGCCTCAAGCAAGTCTTTGGCGTTGGCTTCGAGACATCCGTCGATAGCCCGAACGGCCTGCTCATCTCGCAGCTCGCGCTCGCAAATAGCCGCCTCTGGGACCTCGCGCAGGAAATCTACTCCAGCCTCGACCCGAACCAGGCGACCGGCACCGCGCTCGATGCAAGAGCCTCCTTTAATGGAGTGACCCGCAAGCCTGCCGAGGCCTGCACCGTCACAGCCATGCTCTACACCGAGAATGAGAGCGCCACCATCCCTGCGGGCTCGATCGCTAACCGGCAGCGCGGCGACCTCGACTTTACGCTTGACGAGGCAGTGAGTATCGCCCGCGCTTCGTGCGCAGAGCTTATGCTCGATATATCCGATGTGGAGCATGGAACTTACACTCTCGAATTCTCGTTCGGGAACGTATCGTGGGACACTTCGGCATCTACTACCTTGGCCTCGCTGATTGCGAGCGCAGGCGGAACCGCTGAAGAAACCCCTCGCGGGCTTCGCGTGACCTATTCCGGCGGCTCGGTTGGCCTTACCGGAAGTATCCCCGACGGCGTGATCGTTCAGGCTGGAATGCCCGGAAAATTTACCGCAGTATCTACTGGATACCAGACCTGCGAAATCGGGGAGCTCGACAACATCCCTACGAGCGTGGATGGCTGGAGCTCGGTCTACAACTACGAGGCGGGAACGCCCGGCGCCGATACCGAAACCGACGCCTCGCTCCGCGTGCGCCGAGAAGCTGCCGCGAAGGTTAAGAAAAGTAAGGCTACCGACCCCGCCACCGAGGCGGCCCTGCTCGATGTTCCAGGCGTGACTACGGCCCGCGTTTTCAGTAACAGGGGCTTCGATACGAATGCCGACGGCGTGCCCGGGAAATCGTTTACCTCTCTCGTCGTTGGCGGCACCGATGCCGATATAGCCCGTTGTATTTACGAGAACCAGCCCTCGGGAATCCAGTCCTGGGGAAATACCTCGGTGAACGTGACGGATAGCCACGGCTTTGAGCAGCAGATTTCCTTCAGCAGGCCGACACCGAAGTATCTCTGGGTCAAGTTCTACTATCATGTCTATGACGAAGAAGTTTTCCCCGGAGCTGATGCC